TTTCTTTAAGAATTCCGCTTACTCTCTTGTATTCTTCATTTACAAATTTGGTAAATTTGCTTGAATTGCTTATATTTGTAATATATTCTTTAAGTAGTTTCTTTTGTGCTGGTAACAAGTTACTATACTTAGTATTGAAATTTTCAATCAAAAACTTATATGCTAATAATCTAACTTCTGCACTCTGACTTCCATAAACATCCAAACTTTCTTCACTGCCCTTCTTTTCTTTAGTTAAATTTTCAACAATATATTCTCTTGATTCTACCAATTCAGTTACATCAAACTTAACTTCACTTTCAGCTTGATTTTCAAACAGTTTATAAATTGATGCGTATAATTTGTAATTGGGAATCTTGTTCTTTAAAAATTCATCAATATTATATTTCTCTTTTATTTCTTTAATAACATTATACTTTTGTTTGTTTAATTCACGCTCATCTAATTTGGAACGTGTTTGTAGTACTACGTTTAGAATACGGTCTGCGGCGATTGCGTCCTTGCTGGTTTGTTGTAGTACAAAATTATATAACTGTGCTTCTCTGCCAAGTTCCTTACTTTCGTGGAAGTACTTAAACATCAAATTTTTAGTAAACGACTCATCCCTACCCGCCAAAATATCCGCAGTAATTTGACGCGTAAGAAGTTCAAACAATATTCCAGCATTCTTGAATTTTGAATGTTTTGCTTTCTTATGCATAATGTTAATATTATTTATAAATATATCAGAACTCCTTAAATATATAGGAATTGTGTTTATTCTTTTATATTTCTTTCATCCATGTAAGATTTTTCTTCTCCTTCTCTTAAAATTTTCTTTTCGTCTTCTACGGTATTCAACAAATCACTTAATCCTTTCAACGATTCCAAAGATAATGGAGATTTATTTTTATATTTGTGAGTTACTGATAAATCACTACGTCTGTTGTTTTCCAACGTACCAAGAGGATCTTCTCCAAATGCATATTTTCTAGCATCTTTTCTACCGGTTTGATCACGTTCTGCCAATTTCGGGGGAGTGGAAGATTTAGGTTCACTTCCACTGGCACCACCTGTTTTATCTGGACTTGGTTCTTTGGAAGCAGGTTCTTCTTTGGGTGGTTCACTTCCCAAATCCGCGCCGGATCCACTGTCAGTTCCACCTGATTCGCCACCAGGAGCAGATTCGCCACCTCCTTCTCCACCACCTTCTTCTTTTGATTGTAAGAATTTAACTGCTGGATCATTGCCTTCTTCTTCGATTTGTTTGAATCTATACGTTCCCTTAGCATCATCAACCAATTGTTTTTGTAATTCAATCATGTCTTGATCTGTAAGACTGAACACATTTTCATAAATCCATTTCTTACTGAAGAATTTATTTTCTTGCATGTCTTTAGACACTTCTACCTTACTTTTCCAGACATCAATCTTTTCTTTTTCAAAAATTGTAGACGGATTCGTTAATTCTAAAGTAAAGTCAACTAGTGATTCGTCTCTATATCCTTGGCTATACAAATGAATTACTGCAATTTTATTTAATTCACTAACAATAATACGTTGGACACGTTGAATAGTTCTAGCAAAACGAATATCTTCCGCTGCTAAAGTTGCTTTACCAGAATTGTGTATGATTACGCCAGCGGATGTTGCAAAATTATGATATTTTGTGATCGTGATATCACATGTATCAATTCTATCTTTTAATACTTCAACCTTTACAACTTTATGGTTTTTATAAACTTTGTTGAAATTATTCATGAATCCTTTATTTTTTAGCGCTAAAGGCATGTGATTCAAAACAAAATCTAATTTATTAACCACGCCGTGGTGTATAAATAATTTATTTAATGTGTTTCTATCAATGTTACCAAGTTTATTTTCTAAATCTTTAAAAGAAGATGAAGAATTTGCGACGTGAGTCAATTGGTCGTATGTGATTTTAGTAAACTTCACGTTGTATCTTTTATCGGCGACGAAATGTTTGTTAGAACAACCAACTGAACAAGTTTTGGCGTTTAATGATTTGACGGTGTAAAACTCACAGTTGCACGTAGGGCACGTTTTAGTATAGCCACTTCTTAAACCTTTGTTAACAGGACTGTGTGTTTTCGCATAATGTGCTAAATGTACTGCGGACTTTAATCCACCCAATTTTCCTGCTTTAACCACACTCTCTCTCCATTTTGGATTATTTACTCTATTTTCTATATTTTCTTTTGAGTTTATTGTTTTTTCTGATAACAACGAGTGAAATTTTCTATGTTCAAAAAAGTTCATAGAACAATCCAAATTCTCCGGATTATTATTTAATTTATTAAAATCAACGTGATGTACCACATTTCCAGAACCACGATTAATTAAATTATAGTGTTCCGCAACTAATCTATGCACATCTTGATATTTTCCGGTAGATGGGTGGTACACCATTTCATATCCACGGTGTGTTTTTTTATAACTTTTCTTTGTATATAAAGGCATCAATGATTGTTCTGGTTTCAAGTTGATTGCGTCAACCCACTCACCAGTTCGTGTCATAAATTTATGATCCGGTGTACAATCAATGTATTTATCATTATCCAACCAAACTCTAACAATTTCTGCGTTTTTTCTAGTATATCCAGCCCACTCAATTTCTCCTGGAACTATATTTTTTGTAGACTCGTCGATGGAATATACATAATTTTTAATGCCATTATTATAATCATCAATCAGTTCTTTAACAGATTTTTCAACTCCGCTCAATAACGGGATTTTTGTATCTGGAGAAACACAAAGTGATTCATCATATCCCAAAAATGCTTTAGGAATCTTAAGAGCAGCCATCATTTTATTACGAAGATACTCAATATCGTCCGTACCTGTCCATTCCAAACCTGGCAAATTATCAATGCTAGTACCACTGTCACTACCACGAACCGGTAAGAAAAAGTCTTCAACCATGTTTTGTAGATTGAAACGTAGATTATAATCACCTGTTTGTTGATCTACATATGGAACTTTTTTCATTTGAGTCATGATACGTTCCATGTGATTATCAACTTCATTTGGCGGAATATTGCCAATATCTACTTTGAAGATACGTTTTTCAGGAGCACGCATGATACGATGAATTAACATTGCGTCTTCCATCAAACTCAATTGTTTCCATACACGACGAGCACCTTCCAACATACTCTTACCGTATGGTAAGAAGTTACTATCGCTCAACAATCTAAAGTGTGCTATTTGATAGTTTTCCAAATCTTCAAGTTTATTACCATATGGAAGATTAACTTGGAATTTTACAAAGTTCTTATTTGTTAAAGCTGCGTTTTCAACTCTGGTAACATAATAGGTACTTAATGGTTCTACAAGATAAACACCATACTCGGGACTGATATGTAACCGTAGATAAAAATCTCCGTATTTAACCATGCATCTAGTCCAACTCCAAAGATTAAATTCAATATTTAGAATGTCATAAAATAAGTTATGTAGAATGTTCTTGATTTCATCATTAGTAGACTTAATTTGTAAAATATCTCCCATTTCATTTCTTGTAGTACATTCATCAGCATAGATATCTAATGCGGATGCAAGAATAGGATCCATATCCATTGTATCATAATCACGAAACAGTTCTACACGACTACTTTGATAACTTAGATTAAAGTCTCTTGTATATTGATTATACGAAGTTGTACGAAGTCTATTAAAACGATCTCTTAAACTATTACGATCTGTGGCATATTGAATTTCATCGGTGTCAATTACCTTTAGCTTTTTACCGCCAATATTACGAACAATTACATCATTTGAAAACAAACGTTTCAAACGTGCAAATAATGAACGGTTTCTTAGTTCCTGAAATGATTGATCTGCCATATATTATTCTATTATATAAGTATTTACAACAACCAAGTTAAACTTTCTTTTTTATCATTAACTGTAAACTCAAGGGTTTTTTGATGATTTGGTACCGAACTAATTTCCTTTGGCAAGATTACAGGACTTGATACTTTTGATATCTTAGAAATCATAGCTTTATTATAAGCAATTTGATCATTTCTAAGTCTCAAAGCAGTTTCACGTACCCACAATCCTATGCCTATAGACATTACCAAATCATCGTTATAACCACGCATTGCTTCAGCTTTAGGACCGTTCCATATAAAAACATTTAATTCTTCATATAATCTGTTGGACTTTATAACAACTTGTTTTTGTCTAAAAAATAACTCTAAATTACTAATAATTAACGGTCTATTTTTAGTGGTGGTAGTAAATCCAGCAATCATTTTTTTATCTTGTGCGTGTAGTTTATTACTATAATGTTTTTCTACATCTACGATAGTAAGATCGTTTGAACTATAAAATGTATTTTGATAATCTCTATCTATAATTTGTTGAAGTGTAGCGTGACCAACA